GGCGCCCATAGACTTTCCTGGTGCTGGGGTATTCTGCTCCGCACCGGGTACAATGCACCAAATGACCTGGAACAATATGGCATCCTGGTATGTATTCAAAGTGGTCTTTCATGAAAAGAAATCCTCTAAACTCAATTCCACTTCCGGCTTCCAACCAATCACTTTGAGCACAATATTCAAAGGATCAAGAAAGGATTTCATGAACTGTGCTTCATAATCCACACAAAGTTGTAACTGAAATTCTTTGGGGCATCGCGTCAAAAACGCCATAACATAGGAGTTAAATCGGTTTGGTTCACGAAGATAGATATACTTCAATTTATCTCCGTCATTGATCCGTTCATAATGACCCTCCAAACCAAGCTGTTCAATGAAATGGTTATAGACCATGGCACCTCGCGCATTGATTGGTGTCCCACCCTTACAGACCACACCAGGATCATCCTCGATTAATTCCAGGATGCCAGTGGCCTCACCTTTATTCTTTTCTGTCCCGCTCACCGAACGAGGGAAGGCAATCTCTTCTAAAGGCAAGGCATTGAACTTAGAACGAAAATCTGCAATGAATGTTTGGAGTTCCTGTTCAGAGCCATTCAGAATAATCTTCAGGGCCTCTTTAATTTTTGTCCGACTCGCTGATGGGGTCGAGGACTTGATCGCCTCAAGTCCAGTGATCTTGATTTTTGGTTCGGTATAGCGGACCCCCTCCTCGTCATAGACGTTCAGGATATAGCGTTTCTTTGCCGTCCAAATCGCGGTATCACACAACGATTCCCGCTTCATCTGCATCTTCTGTCCATAGGCATGAACATAATCCGACAACGACTGAAACGCAGGATCGATCACCATGCGCTGAATATTCGCACAGGCGCCATCCATCCATTCAATGACCGCGGGAGTTGGAGGATACTCAACTCGTTTGCTGATCTTATTCCAATAGACTTTATCCACCAAGGGACCTAAATTCAAATAGACCGAATCAGTATCCATGGCCAGAATATAATCCACATCCGTGGTTTTCAGGAGTTTCCTCATATAGTCATTTAACTTCGATTCGATCCAATGAATGCTCAACTGTCCTGCCAGGGTCACACCCTCGGCAATACGAACATCAAAGAATCGGAAGTATTCATTACCCATCGCACCGTAAGCGGAATTGAGTGCGACCTTCTTGGCCAATTGAAGAATCTTATACCGAGAAATGAGATAAATCAACTCTTTCTTACGAATGGGATCGGTACATTTTTCCTTCTCTTTTTGTGCCTCGATCTGCTTGGTCTTATAGATCACGCGACCATCATACATGGTCTGCATAATCTCAGATAAAAATCCCTGTCGACCTGTCCGAAAGAACTGACCATTCGGTGTCATGGTACAGCCTTGAAGTTTTGACAAATCAATCTTCTGTTCAAGGAGTTTCGTCACTGTCACACCTTGAGCCAAGACTTCTTTCATGGCAGGGGTATGATCACGTTCTTCGACCAACATCTCAGGAGAGAGATTATACTGCATGATCAAATGGGGATACAAACTATTCAAGTCGAATGATCCCACCCAACGATGACGACCCAATTGAGGCGCCTTGACAAAGGCACCCTCATAGGACTTATCTTTGTGATGGGTTCGCTTCTGTGGGACAATGATGTTTTTCTTGAGGAGATGATTATAACAAATACAATCCCACATACGGACTTGGGTAAAGACATCATCAAAATTTGTTTTGTTGTCATACCCCAAGGTGATAGCCATGTCGATCAATCGGCTCTTGTCGTTCAGCTTGGTGACCAGTTCAACGTCTCGAATGTTATATTCAATGAACTTCTGGTAATTTTTGAGATATAAATCCTGGAGTGAATCATATTCGTCGTAGGACAACTTAGTTTCATCAAGTTCGATGGCGGCGATATCACCCAGCTTATAGGATTCTTGGGAATAATTGGGGGCATACTTCCGAAATAATTGGAGATAGTCAAGCGTACAGATTCCTACCAGATCCCAAGTCGAGATATCCTTCCCATAGAAATGTTCGATCTTGTTCTTGAGGATACCCCAAGGCGACAGTTTATTGCCTTCATCAGGATTCCATAAGTTGGTGATGCGATTGACCAAGTACGGAATATCAAAGGTCTTGACATTCCAACCTGAGATGATATCCGGCGGATCTTCGGTCCAGAAGGCCAAGAACTGTTGGAGCATATGCTCCTCAGACTCACAGTGATGCCAACGAACATCCCCGCGATGGGGGGTATAATTCCCATAGCCAAACACATGATAATTGGCGCTATTGGATAACTTCACTGTGATAGCCGTCACGGGCTGTGCGGCCTGAGCTGGATGGGGAAATCCCTCGGCTGAGCCGACCTCAATATCGAGATAGGCGACCACAACATCTTCTAATTTCCATTGAATATCATCTTCGGGATGTTCTTCGGCAATGAACGCATATTCATGCGAGGCCATGCCATAAGTTTGAAATCCTGCCACCTTCTCATATCGTTTCTTATGGAGGAACGCTTCATACATATTTTCAAATTGAATAGGGGCAAGATATTGCCCTTGCAGATTCGTATATTTTGTAGGAGTAGGGGATTGTAGATAGGCAGTCGGCTTGTACGGAATTTTTAGCCGTACAGGCCGACCATCTTGGATGCCACGATAAAGCAGATTAGAACCAGACACGGCAACGTTTGTATAATATCTCATGATGCTAGTATAACACAACAGCCGTGGGATGTCAAGATTAAACTCGATGGAGTCCGCCGGGGATACTACCAGTAGGAGGTAGAATCAATCCGGTATCGGTATAATTCTGACGATACGCATTTTCCACCTGAAGAAGTGGAGTCAGGTTATGAAGAATATTGGCCAGTTCAAATGGAATACCGGTATCGAATTGCTCGGTAAATTCCAGATAAGGATTAAATCCGAGTTGACCCTTCTCCCCTGGGGTTCTTCCTGGTACAATACCAACCATGACTGGGCGCTTGAGGACCACTGGAGGCTTTTCTGGTGCAAATGTTCCATGAGACCAGGCACTGACTTCCACCAATTCACCACAAATTGGTCCGACCCCTTGAATCATCAACAAGACAATCTTCGACATAATCTACTTCTCCTTCTTCATAAATGGGGTGAGTTCCGGCGGTGTCCAATCCGCAGGTTTCAAAATTTTCCCGTCTTCACGACGGCGGACATGTCCTGTACTCGGATCGACCTTCGCCATATTGGATCGCTGGACTTCATTCCAACCACCTTGACCATCCCATCCACGCTGAATCATATGTCCGATAATGACATAGATCAGATCCAGGCAGGCATCGAATTCTTCCACTTCATCGTTGGCCGCGACGGCATCAAACAATTCGGTGAATTCTTCTTTGATCAATCGATGATAAAAATTATGTTCAGGTCGATGGGTATCAAACTGATTGGTGGCCTCTTGAAACGCCTGGACATCTTGAATCATGGTTGAATTCCTTTGGTATAGATCACTTGTCCATGTGAACGGACGGAGGTAAAGACTTCTTTCCTGGGCTTCCATTGATCATCAACACCGATCACCACGACATGTGGGGCGGCGCACCAACTCACATGAACCCATCCTGAATTTGGATCGCCTGGTGTATAGAATTCAAGAATGATTTGATCGAAACTCCATAGATGATCGACACACCATTGCGCCAACGTTACATTCTCCACACCACGAACTTCAAAGTCCACGGCCTGACCTGTACAATGTTTACTAACTTTGGTCAGCGTGGTCGTCATTGGATTCACGATCATGTTCAGAGCCATTGAACGATATCCTGAATTCACGATCACAGGACCATAGACTTTCCTCACAGGCTCTAATACATTCTCACACACCAATTTCAAATTAACAAGATGCTCCTCTGTGGGAGCATTATCCACCCCCATACGAATAGCCGTACCAGAACGGGTCAATTCTTTATAGGAAAAGTGTGTGGTGATCATACGTTCAGTCATGGGGGACCCCCTGTAATTGGTGAATCAATTGCTTGAGAATTTCCTGACCGAATTGTTGATTGAATAACTCACCATCCCCATCTGAGGGGGATTGGATCGTATCGATATTCATCGTAACCACAAAGGTCACTTGAGGTTTCGTATCATGGAGAATCACATCAGAGATATGTAATACGATTCCTTGTACCTGTGATCCTGCTGTCCTTACGTCCATAACCCTCGTCGCACTTTCATAAGACGAATCAGTTGCGCCTCATCCTCGTCATGATATAATTCCTCGACCGCTCCTGCCAGGCGAAGTTCTTCGAAATATCGCGCTTTCTCACCATCCCCATCTTCTCCCTTGAACAAATCCTTGATAGGAATCCGAGTCTCACTGACTTGCTCCCAGGGGTCCAAACGGGCAGGTCGCTCAATGGTCCACCATCTATATAGCGCGAGCGTTTCTGCTGCATACTGGGCTTGGCTCGTCGAACTGCCATCATCATGAGTCAGGGACATGGCCCATTGAAGATGTTCGATGCCCGCCTGAGGGTTCCTCTTGGTATCAAGATACCACGACAGAAAGGGGAGGCGATAGATCCATTGATGCTTCTCGGTGTCCATGCCACAAAAACGATTGAATTGCGGCAGTTCCCGTTCCACAAAATCAACAAGAATCTGAAACACGGCACACAACATGATATGATCACGATCATGCCATTGCCATCCACGTATGTCAGGATGATGGATACGGAGCCGATTCGGATGATACAGAATCCGACAACGAAGGGCATTCCACCAATCCAACGGATTAAGTCGTTTCGGCATATTAAACTCCATAAAAATCACTGGGGTATAAGTGTGAATTACTGGTCTGTGGTTTACTGTTCAGGGCCCGTGCCATCTCACCCTTGAGAGTCGCCAGTTCATTCTGACATGCCACCAACTCTGCTATGAGGTCCACAAACACCAGATACCGTTTGCGGTTCATCTCGTCAGGTGAATCTTTCATGGACTCAATAATCGCTGGTAACATCTTAGTTCACCTTTACATAGGCAGGTGAAGTTAGTCGAATTTCCCAGTCAGGATGCTCGGCAAGGTATTGTTGCAATGCCGCCCAGGTCATCACCGTCTGAAAATGGATCACCTGTTCAGGAGAGTGCTTCAGTTGAATGGAATAGAGGGGCATATCAGTTCCTCACAGATCAATGATGGTAATAGGGTTCGTGGGTTTATAGTTGACATCACACACAGACACATTAAAGAATCTGGTGCGTTTGGTCGGATGCTGATAGGTACCAAATCCTTCATGGATATGTCCAAAGATATGGGCCCGTGGTTGAATCTCCATCACCCGGCGGAGAAGGTTGACATCACCCACATTTGGATCTTCTCCTGGATGGGGATCATTGACCCGATCCAATATTCCCTTGGGCGGTCCATGTGTAATCAATACATCAATCCTCTTGGGGATATTATCCCACAGGTCTCTGGATCGGTCACTATCAGGAGGATAGTCAAATGACCAATCAGAGGGATCACGAATTGCCGGAGAGAACGGCGAACCGAAAAATGTCAGACCACCTAATATCACTCGTTCATGGGCCAGGTAATGGGCAGGAGCAAATTCCT